CGATGGGTTTCAATTTTTAGAAGATGCAGGAGCAGATGTTATTAAAGTAGGAATTGGATCTGGAGTTATTTGTACTACGCGGTATAAGACCGGGTTTGGTACTCCTATGTTTTCAACATTATTAAAAATTAGCTCACATAAACCAAAGGCTAAAATAATGGCAGACGGTGGATGTAAAGAATTTGGAGATATTGCAAAAGCTTTAGTTGCTGGAGCGGATTGCGTAATGGTTGGATCTTTTTTTGCAGGGTGTATTGACTCACCCGCAAAACATATTAACGGACGTAAGCAATATTATGGTAGTACGTCGTATACTCAAAAAAGAAATAAATTAAATTTTGTTGAAGGTAAACAAATAGAAATAGACTTAGCACCAGAATATAATATTAGATTAACAGAAATCGAAAAGGCTCTTAAAAGCTCTATTTCATATGCAGGATGTAAAGATTTAAGTTGCCTAAGTGATACAAAGTTCATACAATTAAAGTGATATGTGTGGAATTTTTGGCTCAACTGATATTAAAACCTTTAGAGAGTTATCTACAAAAAACTCTGAAAGAGGTAATTTTGTACGTAGTGTAACAATGATATTCCCGGGAGGAATGAAAAACGACATTCGAGTAGCAACAAAATACGAACAAGATTTTGATAAACATATAGAAGAAAACCCTTTTTGTATATATTATCTAGGACATGTACAATCTCCTACATCAGAAATTAGAACATTTGATGCTGATACTTCTCACCCATTTACATATAAAAATACATATTTAGCGCACAATGGAGTATTACAAAATTTTAATGAATTAAAAGAAAAATATGAACTTAAAGGTAAAACAAATAAGGTTGATAGTAGCGTAATATTACCGTTGATATATATGTCTGGTATTAAAAACGCATTATCAGATCTTGAAGGTACATTTGGATGTTGGATGTATTCGCCAAACATGGGTAGATTACAAATTTTTAGATCTGGGTCAACATTATTTACTGATGATAAATCTTTTAGTTCAATTCAACTACCTGGATGGAAATTAGTAGAAGAAGGAATAATATATGAGTTTAATTTTAGTAAAAATAAATTTTTAGAGAAACAAACGTTTGAATTAAATTCTCCATTTTTTATATGAAAACTTTAATAGCAGTGGCTACGCAAGCTACAACAGTTGAATTCAAAACTTCTAGATTATTTAAAAGCTTAGAGTTACATGAAAATAATACTGTAACTACGTTTACCCTACAACCCACATATAAAAATATTAACGGATTATGTGCTGTTTATAATAATTATCTTACACCAGAGAATCTTAAAAAATATGATTGTATTTTATTTGTTCATGATGACGTATTCATTGATAGTATAAATTTTTTAAAAGAAATTCGTAATTCATTTAAACGAGGGTTTGATGTTGTTGGAGTAGCTGGAGGTAGTAAATTACAAATCGAAAAGCCTTGCTTATGGCATATAATGTGTAAGCCGACTACTATATCCGGAATAGTATCACATTATGATAATAATACAGATTATCGTCCAACTATATTTGGCAATACACCTAGAGAAGTAATATTATTAGATGGTGTATTTTTAGCTATTCGGACTAAATCTATCGCAAAGGAAAAAATAAAATTTGATACTAATATAAAAGGATTTCATCATTATGATTTAAAATTTTGCTTAGACTGTCATTTAGCCGGGTTGCGCTTAACTACTGCCCCTATTCACATTATTCACGAATCTCCTGGGCTACTCAACCACACAGAAGAGTATAGCAAATCCGAAGATTACTTCTATAATACTCTGCTAGAATATGCTAACAAACGAAAGTAATTATTTAGACATAGATCTCGAATATTTAGAAAAAGTAGTTTTTAAGAATTGTCTTGAAGATGAACTTTATTTAAATTCTGTTATTGATAATCTTAATTATAAATTCTTTAAAAATAAAGATTTTCAGCAAATAATTAAAATAATACAAGCTCTTTATCAAAAAAACAACAGACGTCCTACACGTACAGAATTAGAATTATATCTAAACACTTCACAACTTAAAGAACATTATCAATCAAGTAAAAAAATTACTGACGGTCTAAAAGTAGAATTATCTAATGATATTCTATTTTCGTATACAGAAAAATTCTTACAAGAACAAGCTGTATTTAATACATTCTTAGAAATTGTTGATAATAAAGAAAGGAATGTAAAAAGTATTCATGATAAATTTTCAAAAGCATGTAATATTTCTATTACTACAAACGTAGGTCATAATTATTTTAAAGATGTAGAACAACATATCACTGATCTAACAACGCGTGAAGAAAAGATTAAAACTGGATGGGAATGGCTTGATACCAGATTAGGAGGAGGTTTCTTAGAGCAGGGTCGTAGTATGTATATATTTGCAGGCCCTACTAATGTAGGTAAATCTATATTTTTAAGTAATATAGCAAGTAATGCCGCCGCAGAAGATAAAAATGTTTTAGTTGTTTCTCTTGAAATGTCAGAAATGATTTACTGTAAAAGAATTACATCTAAACTTACTGGATTACCTATAAATCATTTAGATGATCATTTAGAGGAATTAAGAGAAAAAGTAGGTAAATTTAAAATGACTCATCCTAGAGCAAATATAATAATTAAAGAATTTGCTCCGAGTTCAATTACACCACTACAATTAGAAGGATTTATAAAAAAGTTAATAAATAAAAAATTTAAACCTGATATCATAGTACTTGATTATTTAAATCTTTTAGCAAGTACATATGGTAATAATTCATACGAACGTATTAAAAGTATTTCTGAACAAATAAGAGCAATGTCATATACTTTTGAATGTCCTATTGTATCCGCTACACAAGTAAATAGAACAGGATACGGAAACAATGCTAACGGTCCTGGGTTAGAGGCTATTGGAGAGAGCTATGGATTAGGAGCTACTGCAGATGTTATTGTAAGTATTTGGAGAACAGAAGAAGACGAGGAAGATAATGCACTTCATATGGGTATTATTAAAAACCGTTTTGGCTCTAATACAGGTAGCACTAGAGTTTCTATAGATTACAATACTCTTACTCTTACAGAAAATACAAGCCTCAATGTTAATGAAGATGTTAACACTGCGGAAAATGACGCTGTACAATTCGGAAGAGTAATGTAAATATTGGCAATGGCGAAGAATGAAATAATTTTTACTGATCTTGACCTCGACGGATGTTGTAGTTATTTAATTTATACATGGTTTAAACAAGTTAAACCAAAAGCTGTAACATTAAAAGTTTCTAACATACGCGAGAAATTATTAGGCTGGCTTAATTACAATAAAATTGAAGATTATAAAAGGGTATATTTCTTTGACTTGGACACTACAGAAGTTAAAGATTTAATAGATAAAAATAATGTACTTATTTTTGATCACCACAAATCCCATGAAGATGATTATTCATTTGCTAAAACATATATTGATGTAAACCAAACATCATGCAGTAAACATTTATATCAAATACTCAATCACATATATCCAAACATAAATCTAACTAACGAACAAAAAAAACTAATTACATTTGCTGATGATTATGATTGTTATGAATTAAAATATCCTGAAAGTAATAAATTAAATTTTTATCTTTGGTATAAAAATGGTGATAAATTACAAAATTTTATTAATGATTTTGAAAATGGATTTTTTGGTTTCACAAATGAACAAAATAAAATAATTAGTTATCATTTTTATAAATTTAAAAAAATGAGAGAAAGTATAGATTTGTTTAAAGCGAAACTTTCTATAGCAGGAAAACAATACAATTTTATTAGTACATTTGCCAATGAATATATTAATGACCTAGGTCAACATATAGTTGATACTTATGAATGTGATGTATGTATGATGATTAATTTAAAAAACAATAGAGTATATCTTCGTAGAAATAGAAATATAGACTTTAATTTAAGTAAATTTGCAAAAAAAATATGTGACGGAGGAGGTCATGAATATGCAGCCGGTGGTGTATTAAACGATAATGTACTAACTTTAAGTAAGCAATTTGAACCGTTAAATGGATGATCCATATACAATTTTAGAAAAAAAAGATAATATACATATATTTTTATCTTTATGTAGTTTTATTTCTATCTGTGAAAATAAAAAAATTAATCTTGCAAATGTGTTTTTATTAGTTCTCAAAGAAAATAGATATAGAGAGTTATTTAAAAAATTATTAGAATTGGATAGTAATTATGATTTAATCAAAATATTCTTACATCATGAACCATATTTATATAAAAGTAAATATATAACTAAATTTCTTAAAAAAAATTCTATAGACTTATGAGTACATTATCAGTGTTTGAAAAGAACATATATAATATGTATCTTAAAGCTGCTAGAAATAATAAAGGGTTCACTCCTCGAAAAGACTTTCAAAAATTAGATGATACAAAATATACTTTACTCAAAAAAATATCACATATTTTAAAAAACAAAAAAATAGAACCAACTATTTTTTTTGATGCACCATATAAATTATATTCAGAAAAATATATACCTCTTAATTTTTACAGTACATTCAATGCTATTTCTACATATAAGAAATACACAACAGAGATAGAATTAACAAACCCCGACCACCAGTTTAATATTAATAGACTAAGAAATAGCTTTAAATTTATTTACGATACATGTATTGAGCGTGAGTTAACAAGTTGCAATCAATATCTCGACACTCAGTCAGGAATATATCCTGATTTTATTTTAGATTTAAAACAAGGTGATATCACTTATTATTCTTTACTATCACTTAATATATCAGAAAAAAATATTAAGCTAGAAAAAAATATAGTTGAATTTGTATGTGATAGCTTTTATAATACTCTAAGTAGTTTGAGATCGAGATATACATTTTCGAAAAAAATCAAACCTTTGGGAATAAAATTAACTAATACTATAAATAAAATATTAAAAAGAAAATGACAACGAATATGTTTGAATCAATTAGAGGCGCGATGGCCAAGACCTCGCAACAGAATTCAACTAGCAATATTATGCGATTGAAGCCTGGTAACACATATGTATTACGACTTGTACCTTTTGTGAAAGATCCTAGTAAGACATTTTTTCACTATTACTCACATGGATGGGTTAGTGAGATGACAGGACAATTTCAAAGTGCAATTAGTCCACAAACATGGGGAGAAAGGGATCCTATTGCAGAGGCTCGATATAGGCTTTCCCGTACTGGCTCTGAAGAGGAGAAAGAAAAGGCGAGAGCTTTAAACCGTAAGGAAAATTGGCTCGTTAATGTTTATGTAGTAAAAGATCCAGATAATCCCGAGAATGAAGGTAAAGTGAAAATTCTCAGATTCGGTCGACAATTGCATAAAATTGTAATGGAGGCAATGGAAGGAGAAGATGCAGATGAATTCGGTGAAAGGATCTTTGATCTTTCGAAAGAAGGTTGTAGTTTTCGAGTTAAAGTTGAAGAGCAAGGCGGGTATCCGACATATGTAAGTTCTCGATTTGCTAGTCCTTCTCAAATCTCAGGAGTAACAGATAGTACTATTAAAGATGTTTACGATCAAACATTTGATTTAGAGAATGTTTTTCCTGTTAAAAGCTATGATGAACTGCAAACAATGCTCAATGAGCATTATCATGGAACGACAGATACTACTGAAAGCAGTGCTCCTCAACCACCAGCAAATACATCAGTTGAAGAGGATGACTTAAATTTTGATGACTTAGAATCAACACCAAAAAATGATTCTAAATCATCTGCTATTGACGATGATAAAGTTAAAGAACTGCTTGATACATTAGAATAAAACATGGATCTCAACGAGGATGATACAGTAAAAATGTTTGTTCATCAAATGAACACTCACGCAAAATCTTTGAATAGAGATATTGTTCAAAAAAGCGCAACAATGCAAAACATTCCAGTTGACAATAAAATATATGAAGCTCCTAAACCTGCGCATCAACCACCACAGCATCAACCACAACAACAACTATATCAACAACCGATTGTGGTGCCACCACAATCACCGCAAATGACTGGAGATCCCGCTCTATTAAATAACCTGATAGAGCGGGTATCTTCTGTTGAAAAACAAATCACTAAATTTATAAACTTAATTGAACGCCGAGTTGCAAAAAATGCAAAAGAAATTAATATACGAATCAAATTAGACAATGATTCTACCAATAAAGAATAAAGATAATTTTATTCAAAATTTTCTTAATCCCGTATCAAGATTAAACTCATCCGCAACGCTGAATGTATGCGATAATATATCAACTATTGTTCATAATAATTCTAATATTTTTCTTAAAGCAATATATGATATAAGCTGGGATGATCATCCAGAAGAAAGTACTATATGTCTACCAGATACAGTAAAATTAATTAAAATTTTATCGTGTTTAGATGAAGATAATATACATCTTAAAATAGAAAAAAATCATATAAAATACGATAGTAAATATAACAGATTTACATATCATTTATTTGATGATAGTCTAATTAATAGTAATCCTTTCGATTTTAACAAAATTAATAATATTACATTTGATACAAAATTTAAATTAACAAAAGAAAAAAATAGTACGATATTAAAAGCATTACCGTTTGTAACAGAATCTAGCAAAATATATATTAAAACTGAAAATACAAATGTATATGCTGAATTATCAGATAAAAAATTACAAAATGTAGACAGCTATACCACTCTATTAGCAGACTCTTATGATGGAGAGGATTTAGATTATGAGCTAATTTTAGATATAGAATTATTTAGACTCATATCTACATTGAATTTTAATAACGCAATTGTTAATATAAATAACCAATATAAAATGCTCATGGTGAAAATTAACATTGATAATAGTGACTTAACATTTGTTAGTACAAGTTATAAGAACTAATGAAAAATAAAGTTACCACGTGTGGGTATTTTATCAAACGATTAAGAGATAACGGATATACTGTAAATAGAATTTTTTCTGATTATACTTCTGAAGATCCGCGGCGGTGGACAATAATGATTAACCCGATAACAAATGCCTTATATATAACTTGTTATGTTAATTATGACTGGAGTGGAGATTCTAAGTTTGAGCTAAATGACGGCAATCACTTCAAAAACTTTCATTTAAGAACAGATAGTATGGAAGTTATTATGACTAAATTAATTGAAAAAGATATTACACCTAATGAAAAAAGTAATTCCTAACCATAAGAATTTTGATAATTTATTAAAATCTAGTATTAATGCCGCTGAGTCTGTTGAAATAGAAGAGCAAGATATGTCATTTATTAATGACTATTTAGCAGAACATTTAAAATCATTTATACTATTAGGATATGATCTTAAAGGAGAGAGTGTAGTAATTGTTTCTGGTAAAACACCTCAAGATTACGATGCTATAGAAACATTATTAAGACGAGTAGGAAATATAGAATTTTTTAAAGACGTACAAGAACAAAAAACAGATGAATAAGATAATTGTTTTAGGTAACGGTTACATTGGAAGTAAGGCATATAAGTATCTCTTTGATACTATCGGAAATATACATGACATAGTTCATTTATCAAATTACAAATATAATGCACCAGAAGGCTTAAAAGAAACATTATTCAATAACTTATTATCTGAATTTCGTGGTTCACAAGGTAAATGGATAGTTAATTGTGTCGGATATACTGGAAAACCAAATGTAGATGCTTGTGAAGAAAATAAACAAATATGTTGGGACTTAAACGTAACATTTCCTACTGTCTTAGCCCAATTCTGTAAGCAATACGGTATAAAAATTATTAATGTGAGTTCTGGATGTATATATGACGGTCCAGAGAATGTACTATATACAGAAAAAGATGATCCAAATTTTGGATTACTTAACTCTGATAGTAGTTGGTACAGTAAAACGAAACATGCAGCAGAACTATGCTTACAGAATTTCAATAACGTATATACTCTTCGAATAAGAATGCCTGTTTGTAATGATTTTAACGCATCAAAAAATTACTTATGTAAAATTTTAAAATATAATAATATTCTTAATGAAGTAAACTCTAAAACTGTTATTGAAGATTTACTTCTTGTAATTAATAAAATTATTAATATTGAAGATTTACCAGGTGGTATTTATAACTGTGTAAATCCTAAGCCTCTTTCAACAGCACAAGTTTGTGAAATCTTAGATAGACACGGACTATGGAATCCAAATTGGAAGTTTATTGATTATAATGAATTAAAACAACATATCGTTGCAAATAGATCTAATTGTATTTTATCAACAGATAAATTAAAAGTACACGGATTAGATATGCCACCAGAAAAAGAATCATTACTTAGAATATTAAGCGAAAAAGAAACATATGAAGAATAATATATTACTTCTTACATATCACAGTACGTCTGCAGGGTCAGATTATCATGAATTAATGATACATACTGGACCTCGTTTTACAAAATATGCGCATTTTAATAATTATGATTATAAACATGATGTAATTGATACCTCAGACCCAGGAATCTGTCGCCTACAAAAATTAAATGTAATTAATCAACAACTTCAATATGATTATCAATATATAATATATTCTGATATTGATATTTTTATTAAAGATACAACATATGATATTTTTAATGAATCACAAAATACACCTGGTCGTCGCTATCACTCACTACATAAAGATATAACTATATCTAAAGATTTTAATGGATTATGTGCAGGATTCATGATTGTAAAAAATACAAAATTTAGTAAACAATTTTTTAATACTTGCGAATTCTTAAAACCAACTACAATATCAGAATTACCGAAATCTCAACAGAGCCCGGGCGATCAAGAACTAATAAAACATTTATATTGTGAATATCCAAATGTTCGAAAAAACATAGATCCAGATTTAAGTGAAAAAATAGTATCAAATAATAGGTCTTCTGAACTGACCAAGAAAAAAAGTTTTGCGCATCATTTTTGGTGGCGAAATCGATCTCGTGACGCCATGAAGGATGCCATTATTTACATGGAAACTTATGAAAAATAAAAATATATTAGTAACAGGCGGTTTAGGATTTATAGGAAGTCATTTTGTTGAACTATTATATAAAAAATGTAAAAATTGCAAAATAACCATAGTAGATAGTTATAGTTATTGTGTATCACAAAACACTGAAGATTACCTATGGGATTTATATAAACATACTGCTGGTCATAGCAATAAACTAGATATAATCTATCAGAGCATCTCAGATTTTAAGCTTGGAAAACCTCGAGCAGTATATGATTATATTGTAAATTTTGCAGCGGAATCCCACGTAGATAATAGTATTAAAGCCGGTGATATTTTTATCGATAGTAATTATGTAGGTGTATATGAATTACTCAAACAACTACCAGACACCACAAGATTTCTTCAAGTAGGGACAGATGAAGTATATGGTAGCTTACAATTTAATTCAGACCCAAGCGAAGAATATAGTTTATTAGAACCATCATCTATATATTCAGCAACAAAAGCTGGAGCAGATTTATTAGCGCTATCCTTTCACAAAACATATAAAAAGGATATTATTATAACAAGATGTACAAATAACTTCGGACCCAGACAATATTCCGAAAAATTTATTCCGGTTATTGCTTACAAAGCTAATAATAATGAGCAAATTCCGGTATATGGAAAGGGTAATAACATACGTCAATGGATATATGTCAAAGACCATTGCGAAAAAATATATAACGTATTACTGCAAGGAGATGCAGGAAAGATATATAACCTTGCTCCTGACTCAGAATACCATTCAGAAATATCTAATATTGAAATTGTGGAGATAATTTTGACGATTTTGAAAAAACCTAAAAGGTTAATTAGCTATGTTGAAGATAGAAAAGGTCATGATCTTAGATATAGTTTAAGAGATTCAATGTATAGGGATATGATGATTCAAGCTGGTAAACAATTAGAATTTTCTGAAACTCAAAAAACATTTGCCGATGATTTAAGATACACTATAATGTGGTATATTGAAAATGAAAAATGGTGGGACAAATAATCTTATAATAGACGGTAACAATCTATTATATCGAATTTTCTGGACTAATAATTTTAAATTAGACGAAGCAAACAGTCCCGGACAAGTATTTCTATTTTTACGATCCTTAAAATCTTATGTAGATAAGTTTCAGCCAAAAGAAATTTATTGTACGTGGGATAAAAAACTAGAATGGCCTTCTACTAATTTCAGGAATGAAGTTATTACTGTAGAATATAAAGCAAATAGGGACGATGACAAATTTAAAAACGTACATGAGTACTCAGAAAAAATACAAGAAATTATTGCTTTATTAGGAGTACATAATATGTACCCGCTCAGAATGGAAGCCGATGATCTCATGGCATGGCTATCAACACATTTACCCGGAAAAAACGTTATAATAACTACTGATAAAGATCTATTACAAACAATATCTGCTGATACAAGAATTTATAGTCCTATTAAAAAGAAAGAAGTTACACTGCAAAATTTTGAAGAATATACAGGTGTATGTAAAGAACAATATTTGAACTATAGAGCAATTACAGGAGATAAATCTGACAATATTCCAGGAATCCCTAGATATGGATTAGCAAGGTTTAAAAAATTAGACTTAACGAAATTAACAGAAGAACAGCAAATTATTTATGAAAGAAATATAAAATTAATGGACTTGTCAACTGGTTATGATTATTATCCGGATGAAGTACCTGTATACGAAGAACAATTAAATAATTGCAAAAACAATAAAAGTAATTATAATAAATTTATAGAAGAAGCAAAGAAATTAAATATGTGGTCTATTGTAAGAAATTATTCTTCATGGCGAGAGTCATTTAATAATAATGAAAATATAATAAATATTATTAAGAAGGCGATAAAAAATGCAAAACGTTGAATTTAAAAAAAATCCTAATAATATTATGGGACCAGCTGGTAATACAATTACTCCTATAATGAGAGAAATTAGAATAGGTAATGAAATACGTACTGAAGCGCATTATACTGATCCTCGAACAGGACAATTTATTACAAAACATATAGTTGATGTTCGACCAGTAGATGAAGCTAAGTGAAGTAATACCTCAAGAATATATTGTTGAGAAATTTTATCAATACGCTGGGTATCCTAAGTATAAAAAATTAACTAATGTATATGAAGGTGGCTGCCCTATCTGTAGAGAAGGGAGATCTTGGAATAAAAAGAGACGTCTTTATTATATAGTAAAAGAAAATCATATTTTTTGTCACAATTGTGGATGGAGTGGGTCTCCTGTAAAATGGGTTCAAGAAGTAACAGGTAAGAATTATATTGATATAATTAATGAATGTAAAGATATAGATGTATTTAACATTCCTGTTAAAACAGAAGATAAATTAACTCCCGATAAACCACCACAGTCTCTTCCTGGGGATTGTATTAATTTATATGATAAAGCTCAATGTAGTTTTTACAGTCATGAACCGATGATAACACATGCTATAATTACGTGTAAAGAAAGAAGACTATTAACAGCAATTAATAAACCTAAATCCTTATGGTTTAGTAGAAATGATTTTGTACATAAAAATAGAATAATAATACCATTTTACGATAATAATAAAATTGTATTTTATCAATCAAGAAAATTAAAACAAAATAAAAAAGATACAAAACCAAAATATCTTTCAAAAATAGGAGCTGATAAAACAATATTTAATATTGATAATGTAGATAATACTTTAGATTATATATTTATTTTTGAAGGTCCAATAGATAGTTTTTTTGTTAAAAATGGTGTTGCAGTAGGTGGTATTAGTAAGGGAAAATCTTGTTTTACTAAACGACAAGAACAGCAAATAATACAAAAACCATTTCATAAGCGAATATGGGTACTGGATAATCAATGTTGCGATCAAACTGCAAAAGAAAAAACTCAATCATTACTTAGTCAAGGAGAAAAATGTTTTATATGGCCTAAAGAATTATTAAAATTTAAAGATTTTAACGATTTATGTATAAAAATAAACCGTGACAAAATTACATCACGGTTTATAATTAAAAATAGTTACAATGAGTTAAAAGGTAAACTATTACTCTCTCAATTATAATTAAATTGGTCTCCCGAAACCATACCACTGATGACCTGGACCTACTATAACTCCAGATGATAAACGTCGCTTTTCGCCTGTCGGAGCCGCAGGCGCAGGCGCAGGCGCTGCGGGCGGAGTCCATGCCGCTAATGCTCGTTCAGCTGCTTTTCTTGCTCCTTTTGCTTTACCATACGTCTCCTCTAATGCATCAACTTCAGCCTGCTCATCGTCAGTCATTTTCGGGGCATCTGCTCCTGGTATAGCGCTTTTCCAAGCAGCTCGTGCTGTTGTTGCCACTGCTGTCGTTTCATCTACCGCTTGTTGTAATTCTGCTTTAGTTGCCATAATATTTTAATTATTTATGTTTTTCTATATAAAGGTTTTTGAAAATTTGATTTAAACTAGCTAATCTTTCACATACATCAAGAATCTCACTTTTCGTAGCATCTGAAACATCAGCAAAAATAGTACCTACTTTATTATCATTTCTTAATTTACCTAATACACTAGAAATACCACCGTTAAGATATTGTAATACTTCATCAATATTACCAATCCATTCCTGTAAGTCTGAAAGCTCTTGTTGTTCATTAGGGTTTTGATCTATTACATCTTCAAAATCTTTAGCATGCTCTGGCTCATCTAAAGCATTTGCAAAAGATTGTTGATCATCACCCGGTTCTGCATCAACTGCAGGAGCTACATCAGGAGTGGCAGCACCAAATTCATCTTCCTTAAGTAAAGATAAAAATTTATTTTCAAACTTTCCCATGTAACTATTTATTAAATACTTATGATGAAAGGCATACTTTTTGAAGATTTATATAAGTACACTAACAAGTACTGGAAAGACGTAAAGTCTAGACACGTTCGACCTACTACAAAAACATTAGCTGATATTGCAAAAGCTAGTCCTGAGACCTATAATCAAGTTAAAGCTGAGCTAGTCCCATTCCCAGGTGATCATTTAATCGAACAACTTGGTAGTGCTTTTAAAAGTATATCAGACGCCACAGGGCTAATAACTCAGCTTTTCGAAAATCCTTCCATACACTTAGACGAAAAAATTGTAAAATCCGCAACTTTAAAGTTGCAAAAAATTCAAGATCTTATAAAATCTGTATCGGAAGATTTAGATCATGACGAAACAGATAGTTAAAAGTTTATTTATTGTATTTTCAATTTCAATTTCAATAAGCAGTATAGCAATATTATTTTATCCCTCTCTTACAACATTCTTAAAAGTTGCAATTGGAACAACTGGACTACAGATATTATTCTTTTTTCTATATAATAATATTCTTAGATATATCGCTCATTTAAATCTTGAAAAAGAAGCATTACATTTATCTCAATTAGCAGAACAAAATCGAATATTAGCTGAATGTCAAGGATGTAAAAAGATGAATAATGTATACGTAATTCTAACTGATGAAAATGAATTTAACTGTGAAGAATGTAATGCCCTTAATAAAATAAAAATTGATATTAACACTATACTACCAACTACAATGATTTATGAAAAATAACTCATCAGCCGACCGCGAGATAAAACAATATTCACAATTAGCGAGATGGTTGTGCTTATATGAGGCGGTAAATATTATCTCAGACAAAGCAGAAAAAATGGGACACAAAGGAGACTGTTTAAAGCCTATTCCTATTAACAAATATATAAATGAAAGATATCACTCTGTACTAAAAGACGTAGAATATGAATTTAGTAATAATCTCCATACACGTCATCATTAGTTCCATAATCAAAATAAGACGTTTGCTCTGTATCTAAATCATTAATATAATCGGTTTCTAATGCTGTTAATGAACCGACCCCAGACGTATCAGTAACTTGAGTTGATTTTGATTCAGCTGTTAATCCTGGTAAGAATGTATGATCATTTCTTCTTGCACGTAATCTAAATACATAATGTCCTTGAAGTTGATTTATTTCTCCGACCATTTGATCCATGCGTTCTGTAATTTCAAATATTTTACCATCTTTTCCTCCCGGTCGATCATCACCATATTCAGTTAATTGAAATACATCTCCTGCGTTAGGCATAGTAACAGAAGCACTAGCATAATTAGAAGATAGAGTTTGTTGATAAGACTCAATATCTATTACAGCTGCTAACTCATCATCTGATACTAACCCGTATTGTGAATATGTTATCATTCCGTCTGTTAAATCTATTAACATAGTAAGTGTTTGCGGAGTTTGATATCCTTCATACGGGTTTTCACCATATACTTTATCCGTATTAGCTAAATTAAATTTACGTATATAATAATTTACTTGAGTACCATATAGCCGTATTTGCTCTTTCCACCATCTTTTATACGTTTGATTCCGCTCAGTTGTATTAAGGTCTTTATTATTAAACCTAGTAGTATCTTTAGCGTCACTATGATAGTTAACTGCAGTTACTGTATCTGTACTCCATCCGGGCATTATTTTTTAATATAATATTGATTATTTGCAACATACATTGTTATTCCTGTATTACCTAAATTTCTAGATCCAGTCTCCTCAAGATCTGTAATTTTAAATAATTGTTTTATCTCTTGAGCTTCTTGATCATTTAAAAGCCGCACACCTGTTTGTGATGCTTTTAATGCTTTTAATTTATGAGGATATCTAGCATCAGTGCGATGACTAGCAGGTAACAAATTTTGATGTGTTCTATTAGAGCCTGTACTTCCTCTTAACTTATATAAATCCTTACACCCTAAAGCTTCAAGAAATTTTCGAGTAAATAACATTTTAAGTATTTAATAAAAAAAGCCCCCTACATATGTAAAGGGCTCTCAAAGGTATTATGTATTTTTAATTATTTTAGGTTTTAGAATTTGCCTTTAATGGTCCAGGCTTTCCAGATGGATGTTTTCCTCCAGCCTTACCAACTGTTTTTCCATCTGTAGTTGGCTTACCAGTTGACGCCGGATCATCTGTAACTTTTGCGTCTGCTGAACCACGTCCAACTCCACCTAAGCTATCAGCTGCAGGATCTGTGGCCTTACCTCCACCATCAGAAGGATCCTTGCCAACTGTTTTTCCGTCACTGGTCGGCTTACCTGTTGACTGTTCGTCTCCTTCTTCAACCGTATCAGTGCTCTCGCGTCGAAATCCCTCATCAGGTACCTCATCGCCTCCACCGAACTCATCCTCGTCTCCCCCAAGCTCATCTTCAGGAGCTGGTAATTGATCAACCACTGCCTTTAATGCATCGGCTTGATCTGGAGTTAGTGTTACAGTGATTTCCTCACCGCCAAGTTCGTCTCCGAATTCGTCGCCAACACCGAGATCGTCGGCACCCGGAAGACCGAGTTCGAAGTCGTCGTCTTCGCTCATAACTTGCTCATAAAGTTTATCAAATATTGATTTATCTTGTGACATAATATTACCTTTGTTAGAATTATTTATACTATCCTCAACAACTTTCTTCTCTTTTTTAGTATTTTTTTCTTCCTCTTCTTTAGGCTCCTGTAAATCATCATCTACATTCTCTGTGGACGACTTAACATCTTTTGTATCAACTTCACCTTTCGGTCGTTGTGTCTTTTTATCTACCTTCGCTCCAACAGATTCATCTGGTTGTTTAAACGACTCACCGTCTTCTTCATTTAATTTAGATTTTAGTGAAAACCCTCGCGAACTTGAAGATAATCGACTTTCATACTCAGACATTATATTTGTAAATTTCATAACTTTCTTTTTCTCCTTTAATGTAACTTTCTTTCTCTCAACTTTACGAGGTGAGTCCGTAGTACCAATACTTATAGCCGCCTCTCGCTTTACAACTGCGTCTCGTTTAACCTCAATTGCATCCCTAACAGCTGCTAAATTCACATACTCCCCATCAAGATCAAGAATTACAAAGTCATCATCTTCGCCCTCAACTTCCACTATATCTCCAACCTCTAAAGGCTCGGAATCTAAATAATCACCACTATGACGAGAAGGATCACCAAAACCATTTCCATTATCATCAACATCTGGTCCTAAGTCTTCCTTCACCTTCTCCTCCTTTTTCTTATCACCCTTCTTTTTTCCTTTATTGGCTTTATTAAACGGATCATCGGGATCATTCGGCCCAAATTGTGTCTTACTGGCCTTATCTTTGAATTGCTCAGTCACAACTTCCTCTGTCTTTTCAGTCTTTTCAGCAACTACCTTTGTCGTAGCCTGAACATAGGCTA